TGGACCTGTTTCGCCAATCAATCCTCTTTCGCCCTGTGGACCTGCTTCACCGATTGGACCGACTGGACCAGTTTCACCGATCAGTCCTCTTGGACCTCTGATCGATTCAAGTTGTTCTTCTGTGAGCATGTCAAAAGTGAATGTGTCACCCTTTGGACCTTGCTCGCCCATTTGACCTTGTTCACCAATGAGTCCTGGTTCGCCCTGTGGACCCACTTCGCCCTTATCACCAGATTCACCTTTGAGGTCAACCCACTCAGAAAACTGAGGAATCTCTTCTCCAGTTTCTTCGTTGATGAGCATGGCAGTTTGAAAACGAATCTTTGTTCCGTCTCTTTCGAACATCGGCATTGGACCGATCTTTCCACGAGCACCTTGTGGACCTTGATCACCGTCTTTGCCACCATATCCTGTCGGACCTCTGAACTCAGGATCATTTTTCAGCGTTTCATAGAGATTGTGAACTTCTTGTAGGAACTCTTCCTTGATTTCGTTTCCACGAAAATCAACATATTCCACGAGAGTTTTCACATCTTCAGTTAGAGATCTTGGCACGTATTTCTTCCATCAAAGCATGGTACTCTGGGTCGTCATCATCGACTACATCAGAGGTATTTATTTCTAGACTTTCAGTCTCTTCAGACAACTCGAATCGATGAGTGTCTGGTTCTTTTTCTTCAACGACAGGCATTTGCGGTTCATATGAATTGAACAGTCCTTGCTCGATGTCGTCTTGTGACTTGATTTGTTCTTTCTCGATCTCGTCCATGATCTCGCCATCGATTCTGGCAATGTCTTCTTCGGACTGACCAAGAATGACCTTTCGAATGTACGCAACAGAGAAGTATTTGCCCGCATACTCTGAAGCATCACGGAGAAGATTGAGTTGATCGGTCAAGACTTCGATCGTCTTGAGTTCTTCGAAGTGCGTGTCCTGAAGGAAATCGTAGGAGATGTATTGACGCATCTCTTCAAACTCTTTCTGAGTACAGACACCTTTCAGAATCAACTGAACTCTGAGAACTTCGTTGAACAACTCAGAGAACTGTTTGCGCAGTCTCTTGACGAACTTGCTGAACTTCACCTCATCACGAGAGATGTCAGAAGCACGACCCAACTGGAAGTTGTTGTCTTGATTGATTCTTGAAACGGGAACATTCAACGACTGATACAACTTCTCTTTGAAGTAGTTGACATCATCAAGGTCGCCCAAGTTCTGACCTCCAGGGAGTGTCGAGATTTCAGTTCCTTTTGAACCGTCGCGACGAGGCAACCAGAAGTCTTCGAGAATTGACATGAACTTGCGAGAGTCACGCACATCACCAGTGTGAGGATTGTAGTCGATGCGGTTTCTATACCGATTCATCATGTCACGTAGATACTGTTCTGCTTTGATCTTCGGCATCTGCCCAACATCAACATAGAAGATTCGACGCTCCGGAGCACGAGCGATACGATAGACGATCAAAGCATCTTCCATTGAACGCAGATTGTTGAATGGCTTGATNGCTTTGTCNAGATATCCGATGACNTGTCCTTTGTTTCGATCAACGAGTCCGGAAGGATTGAAGACTACTGAGTCTTTTGATAATCTGACCACATTGTTGATCGAACCGTCGTGAGAGTACTCAAAGAACTCTTGAACATCTTTGAGAATCGGAATGCCTGTTCTTTCNTCTTTGTTGTATTCGGGAATCACACTTCTTTTGATTTTCAGTGCGTCGATCGGACGAAGTTCTTTGATTCCTTTGCGAGGATTCTTTTCATCCACAATCACCTGAAAGTAAAGGCGACCGTCGACATACCATTGACGGAAGATGTCGTAGTTTTTCTTTTGAAATTTCAACAGATGAAGTGCTTCCTTGAACTCTTCACGAATAATCTTTTTGATTCGTTCGTTAATGTTCAAGAGATCGAGTCTGATTGAAACTGAAGGTCTTTCGTGTTCGGTTGTGAATGCTTCGTTGACGATGTCATCGATTGCTGCGTCTGCTTCGGGATAGAAACTGATGTCACGATACTGAGAAATCAGTGCGTGTTCGTTTCTCGCTTTCGAGTAGAGTTCGTAAGTGTAACCTTGAACGCCACCAACTGGGAGTTCAGTCCCGTCATCCATCTCATATGGAATGGGGGACTGAGTTGGTTTATCCTGTTTCGCCTGTACTAGTTCGAAACCGAACAGTTCTTCTCTTTGTTCTGCCATTGTTGCTCCTATTTGTTCATATTATAGTGTAGAGAAAAACCTACAGAGTCGGAGTCACAACGCCAGCAGTTACCCTATTTGAAGTCGCACTTGAAGTCGTGTCAGATTCCCACCACTGATATGCGAATGTCACACCAAAGTCTTCGATTGTGTCGGCATTGTCGAAACCAACTTCGATCGCGTCGACAGTTGTTGGCCAAGCACCGTTGATGACGTATCTCTTGATGACGTCTCCGTTTCTTCCGAGTTGTTCAACTTCCAAGTTTGCTGTGTAGCTGTTGAAAGTGTCGGCATTCACACCTCTTGCTGAAATGTTTGAAGCAGCAGAGTTGATTGCGTCCTGCCATCTTTCAAAGGCATTTCTGACAGCAAAGTTGTTGTCGTTTGTTACTGTGATTGTCCAATCTTCAAACGCTGTGTCACCTGTCACCTTCAACTCACGACCTCTGAAAGGAACCTGAATTGAGTTGATAGTTCTTGCTGGCAACTGAGCACCTTTGATCATGAAAGAGTGAAGTGCGTCACCGCCAAAGTTGAAGTTTGCATCACCTTGAATGTCAGCGTTTGGCCAAGTCACATTGACTCGCATGAGGTTGGCGCGAGCACCGCCACCAACCAATGCTGTTTTGAAATCATCGATACGAAGTGACATAAATTAACCCCCTGCTACTTCTGAGAATGAAACACCAGTCCGAACGGCAACAAAGTTCAAAGTGATGAAGTTGATTGAACGAGTTGGTTTGATGTAGATGTCAGCAACGAAACGATTTCCGTCAATGACTTCTGGTGTGTTGTTCGACTCGTCACAGATCACACGGAAATCTGTCACACCTCTTCTCGACTGAACATCAGCAAGGAAAGGCTCTACAGCATTCGTGAAGGTTCTGCGAGTCAGATCGTCGTTGAATTCGAACAACTGGAATCTTGCTGCGATCGCAATTGCCTTTTCAAGAACGATGAACAAACGACGAACGTTGATTCTGTCGAACGCTGAAGGTCTTGACAAAGCAGTCTTGTCGCCATAGAGAAGTGTGCCTTGACCACGGAAAGTCACGACAGGATTGATTCTCTGAGTGTAGAGTGTGTCACGTTGTGCCTGATTTGGATTGAAGGACAACTTCACCACGTCACGAACGAATCCACGATTCAAACCAGCAGGCGAGAACCACGCTTCGTTTGTCGCATCTGTTCTTGCTGCCAAACCAGCAGTATCAGGATTCAAAGGCATCCAGAAATAGTCGCCATTGTATCTGTCGTATTGTCTCTTCCAACCTGAATCGAACACAGCATATGAAGTCGAGTTGAATCCGTCAGTTGTGTTGTTGAAATAGTCAGCAACTTTGTCTGCCGTTGGATTGTTCACTGAAGCAGTGTAGGAAGGTGAAATGAATGTGATACAATCTTTTCTTGTTTCAGCGAGTTGAATCACGTGTCTCTGAACCGTTTTGCTGGCGTCGCCGACAAACAGAAGTGAAACGTCAACTTCGTCCGCGTCTTGCAAGAAGTCATATGCTTCTGTGTAATCACCGTCTGTGACTTCGTTTCCATCGACACCACCATCAAGACCATAGATTCTGATTCCTGGAGTCAATGGAGTACTGTCGACGTTTGTGTTGATCAGTTTCGTACGGAATCTCTTGAATGGTCCAGCGTCACGCTCGAGCAAGATTGCACCAATAGAAGAAGCACCTTCTGAATCGTCGACAACTCCTGCTGAAGCATCTTCTTCTGAAAGGAGATAGATCCACTGAGACTGTTCATTGATCACGTCAACATAGTAGTTTGCCGCACCGTCTGCTGTTTTGGAGTTTCCTGCTTTTGACAAGAAAGCATATTGCTCAAGAACTTGGAACGAGTTTCCGGTTGGTCTCGCGTTTCTTGTGAAAACAACAACGTGAACTTCGTCTCTGATATCGTCGTCGAAATTGTCATTCGCCCAAGGAGAAGTTCCAGGAAGACCGTCAAAAAGATCTCCAACTGTTGTTTCTTGTGAGCCTGCAGTGAAGATCACTGTGTCAAGATCTGTGACGCCAGCATCGATCAAAGCAACTGCGATTCCATTTCCGATTGATCCAGGATATCTCGCATAGACAGAACCGTTTCTAAGAGTCGAAGATTCGACATTGAAGTCATCGATGTTGTTGATGGCTGCAGCAGAAAGACTTCCTGAGTCAGTGGCGATTGTGTCTGGATTGTAGAAGAACTGGAAGTTGACACTGTTATATGTTCCAGAGTCGAAAGTTGCAGTATCACCTGTTGGAAGATCATATCTGATCACGAAATCTCCATCTACGCCAACACTTCCATCTGAGTCAAACACGATGTTCGTGACTCCTCCAGCTTCGAGTAGAGTTCTNATTCTTACCGCGAGTGCTTCAAGAGTCAGACTAGAAATCGTTTGAATGTCCAAATCCAATGAACTAGAAAAGTTGATTGGTGTTGAAAAAGCAACCGAATCGGGAGTTCCTGTCAAACGCAAGGAAACCTGACCACCCACGAATGGAACTGGTTCAGAAGATGAGTTTCTTGCTCCATCCGGAAGAACACGAACAACCTGAAGATTGTTTGCGTATCCAAGGAAGTTTGCTGCGGCAAACCAATCTCTTCTTGTGTTCAAACCAGCAACAGTCGAAACCATTGGCTGGCCGAAAACTCTCAGAAGATCTGCTTCCGAAGAAACTTGTGTTGGCGTCAGTGCTGGACCCCATTCGAAACGACCTGCAAATCCACCGACTGAGGTCGAGACTGCAGGAATGATATTGGTGAGGTCTGTTTCAGTGACTCTTACACCAGGACTTACTTGAAATGCCATCTATTTTTCTCCAATGTTCTGTGATATTTAATTAAACTGGTTGTGTGACTGTGAAGACACTTCCATCAGTGGTTGAAACAACCTCGACAAGCAACTGGAATCCAACTGAACCAGACTCGAAGAAGTATGTGATTCTTGGTCTTGCTCCTGAAGATTCGAAAGTGAGGTCAGTGATATGCTCATTGATGGTCGCATTTTCAGACAACACAAACTCGAGGACTTCGAGTGGCGTGTTCGAAGTTGCTCCTGCAGAGACAACAGTTGATTGACTCGCGACTTCTCTTGCGTCTAGACCAAGCAGTCTCCATCTGAAGGTCAGATCACCTGTCAGAACAGCATCAGAATCTGTCTGAGTATAAACGATCGTTCCAGCAACTGTGTCAGAATCGACAGACAACGCAGGTGGTGCAACATTGATTCCCAGAGCAGCCTCGATCGCATCCAACCTTGCCAAGATTGGTGCATTCGCTTTCTGAATTTCATTCAAAACCCATTCAGAATCAGGACTCGAAGAGACCAAACGTCTCACCCAGTCAGAATCGACCTGAGGATTGGCAACCGAAAGAATCCATTCACTATCGAACGGAATAGATTCAATCTGTTCGTCAACATACATCACAATGAAATCAGAGTCAGCAAGGTTTTCAATTCTTTCAACAATCAAAGCATTGATCTCGTCTGAATCAAGTTCAGCCAATCTTGACAACACCCAATCTGAATCGACGCCACCGACAGATCTGGCAGCAACATAGTCAGAATCGATCAGATTGGTAACAGCATCTGAGTCCAATGCTCCTGCCGATGCAAT